TATTCTTTGTCTACAAAGATTAGAGTTACAATGTGAACACATAGGCTGATCTTTACACTTGTAAGCATACTCTTTCTTTTCATGTTGTTTAATAGTCTTGTTGACCTGTGCGATAGATAAAGATGGGTCCATGTATTTATGATTAAACTCAGCTATCTTATCCTGCCAATGGTCAGGAAAAGCTTTCTTTGCATATACAGCGTATTGATAAAGAGCGTTGTCTCTTGTGCCTTCAGGAAACCCCTCTGCCATTAAAGTTTCAAGACACGGTGGTCCATCTTTTAATTCACGTGACTCATCAGCCACACTAATTTCTTTTAATTGTTTTGGTGTTAAAACTACATCATCATAATGTTTATAAAACTCTTCTACAGATAAGGATTGACCCTCATCATTCATAGCATAACGCATGCTCTCATCACCACCGTGATATGGCAAATTTAAAAAATTACCTGTGTCTCCTCTGTCTGCTTTAATTTCTGTTTGCTTTGGAAATATTTCACAATCGGCATAACCTAAATAAGCTGCAATTTCATATAACTTATTTCTCATAATTGTTGCTGATACAGCTTGTTTGGTAAATAAAAACAAGTGTGCCCCGCCGCTCTTAGAACGACATACACTCATAGGAATCTTTTTTAATTTAAGTTTTTTTATTATTGCTTTAAAATCAAGAGGATACTTATCAATATCACAACAACCCCAAAAACAATTACTATCATCCATGATAGGCACAACACCCAATGACGGGTCTTGTCCTTCCAAGTGATACTTGTAATATATCTCTTCTAGCGGTTCTTTTTTGATATAAGCTTTACCTGATAATTTACCATTTTCTTTAGTCTCTCCTTTGTAGTAAACACCATAGGCTCTATCTAAACCTCTAAATATCTCTCTAAATTTCTTGTAATCCAAAACATCTCCTAAATAAGGAAGGGGGCCGAAGCCCCCTTATAATTAAAACGGTATGTCTTCGTTATCTTTGTTTGAAGATGTTTCACTCTCCTCATAAGAAACGTTTCTCTCACCTTTTCGGCAACTTTCCTCAAAGTCTTTTGCCATTTGTAAGATCTCAGCACTATTGTCTAAGTCAGTAATAACTGCTTCTTTAGTAGGACCGTTCCAACCATACCAAGTACCTTTATCATTAGACTCTTTCATTGTTCCCCACTTATACACGTGAGCGAACGAAGGAGCTGCAAACAAAGTTCCGTTAGCATTTTTTAAGAACTGTCTTTTCATCATAGTGTTCCAACGTTTACTGTGCTTTAACTGCGTTGACTTAAAAGTAATCACTGCAGGTGAAGGCACGCCTGTTTTGTCCATGACCAAGACAAAATGATTGTGACAAGTATCTATGTAGTTACCACTATCAAGTCTATCTTTATTCATGTCGTCTCTTTTTGTTTTCATAAGAATGTCAGAGCTAGCATCATAGACATTTACAGGAGCACTACTGCCCTGTCCACGTTCAGTCCACTCAACATACTGTAATTGAAAGTAACAAGGAATAACTTTAATTCCTTCATCAGCTTTAAACAGTTCTTGAGTTACAGTATTGTAAACCATACCTGCTTTAGCACCTTCAATCTCTTCTAATTCTGGTGATAGCTGCATTAGAATTTTAATTCTTGGTGTAGCCATTGTATCCGTAGATACGTTTTGTAAACCTCTACCAGATAATGCCTCTAAGCTTGACAGTGTTACAGCTGCAACATCCGTGTTTTGCTTTTTCTCAACGGCCTTACCGGTCGATAGTTTCTTTTTGTTTTTCGTCTTTATTTTCTTACGCATAATTATCTCCTTATCTTTATCTCGTTCAAAACATGTACCCCGAAAAGATCTAAAGGTATTTCAGCTGGGTTGCCCTTATCTAGCTGCTCTTTAAAAAAAGCTTTAAGAGTGCTTGGATGTATAGATGCATTATCAACCGGCTGTAATCCTTGCTCTTCGATTGCATGAATGAAGTCTTGCGCCTTAGAGTCTTCGCCTTTAGCAAAGCTTGCTTTTACCTCACGTTTGATTAAGTCACCGAATCCTTTTTCGCGTAACACTTCAAAGGCAGACTCTTGTATGTCTTTCTTAATGTGTGCCACTACTCTTTCAGACGCGGTTACTTTTGATCCATTCGCAAGGGTTAATGATGTTAGATTCTTTGATCTTAAAAGATCAGCAGTCTCATCGTACAACTTCTGCAGTTTAGAATTTAAGTCTTTTTTATGCGACTCAATATTACTAATCTCAGCCATAGTTGATTCGATCTCTTGACATTTTGATCCTAAAGAGGACAAAGATCCGTCATCTAACTTGCTAAGATCCTTAGATGATTGTTCTAAAGAACTTAGCACTGATGCGTTATTCATTACGTTCTCCTATTCATATCTACTTCAATTGGATAATACTTTTGATGTCTTTTATCCCACTTCAATAGATTAAATTTACCCCTGTTTATATCTGCACAATGAGCACAAACTATGCCTATGAGTGAAGGATCACCAAGACAAAGAATGTAATCATCGTCAGTATATTCTTTGATTACCTTCTTAACTTTGGCAACTGCAGGTCCAGGTGATAAAATCACTTGAAAACCAGGGGCCATAACTGGAACTAACTTACCATACTTATCAGCAGATAAGATGTCCCTACCAGGCATTTCTTGTACTACGTATACTGTGCTCATATTTCCTTCTTTCTCGTTGCGTATTATATAGTAGTTGCAATCCTAATTTCAAGCACTATATTTATTTTTAGAAAGAATGAATAAAATACAGGACTATCCGTTTAAGACTGAGCCCTTTGCTCATCAGCTAGCTGCATTAGGTGCAGCTTTAGAGAAGGATAATTTTGCCTGGTTTATGGAGATGGGTACAGGTAAAACCCTTGTAGCTATTTACAATTCTAGTTATCTTTATGATAATGGACACATAGAAAGTCTTTGTGTTATAGCTCCTAAAACAGTTTATAAAAACTGGATAAGAGAACTAAATAATCATTTGCCAGATCATATTGTTCCCGACATTTTTGTTTGGGGGTCAGATAACAAGGCAGAAGAAAGAAAAAAACTTGATAAGATTTTTTTGCCAAACGATAACTTCAAAATATTTCTCATGAACATAGAAGCATTCAGTACAAAAAAAGGAGTTGACTTTGCAAAGAAGTTTTTTCTTTCTCACAGATGTATGGTGGCTATTGATGAAAGCACCACTATTAAAAACCCCACAGCTGCTCGAACAAAAAATATTTTAAAGATGTCACCTTTAATTAAATATAAAAGAATTATGACAGGTTCTCCTGTCACTAGATCACCTATAGATCTATATTCTCAATGCGCTTTCTTAGACGAGGACCTTTTAGGTTTTAGTTCTTTTTGGGCTTTTAAGAATAGATACTGTGTAATGGTTAGAAGAAACATGCCAACACATAATTTTAATATGGTCGTTAGATACCAAAGGCTTGATGAGTTAGCTGGAAAGATAGATGATTTTTCTTACCGCGTGTTAAAAGACGATTGTCTTGATCTGCCGGAAAAAATATACCAGGTGCGTAATGTGCCAATGACTACAAAACAATTGGAGATGTACATGACTATGAAAAGAATGGCCATAGCAGAATTAGGGGGAGAAAGATTGACAGCGCTATCAGCACTAACACAAATACTAAGGTTACACCAGATAGTTTGTGGCCATGTGAAGCTAGATAACGGAGAAGTAAAAGCAGTAGAGAATAACAGGATAAAAGAATTAATGAATATATTAGAAGAGACATCAGGTAAGGTTCTTATCTGGGCTAATTATAGACATGATATACAAACTATTGCAAAAGAAATAAGTAAGGTCCATGGTCCACGTTCCGTGGCTACATTCTATGGTGATACGTCAAATGAAGAGAGACAGAGAATTATTGATGAGTTTCAGAACGAAGAAGAATTAAGATATTTTGTGGCAAATCCTAAAACAGGAGGTTATGGTTTAACTTTAACCAGGAGCCACACTGTGGTATATTATAGCAACTCTTATGACTTAGAAGTCCGACTACAATCGGAGGATAGAGTGCACCGCATAGGACAAACATCAAAAGTCACTTATGTTGACTTAGTAACCGAAGGCACTGTTGATGAGAAGATTGTACAAAGCTTAAGAAATAAGATTAACATAGCGACGCAAGTCATGGGAGAGGAGTTAAAACAATGGCTGATTTAATTGAAGGACCTAGAGTATTATCTTTAGGGGCAGGAGTGCAATCAAGCACTCTAGCATTTATGTACGAGTATGGTGAGATAGGCCCCATGCCAGACTTTGCTGTATTTGCAGATACGATGGCAGAGCCAAAAGAAGTCTATGAATGGTTTGAATGGATGAAGACCAAGATTAAAAATTATCCTATTCATGTTATTAGTGCAGGTAATATTGAAACAGATTCTATTGAAGCGGCACAAGGTTTACATACTTCAAGAACACCACCTTTCTTTACCAAAGACCCAAAGAAAAATAGCATGGGTATCTTAACCCGTCAGTGCACCGGGCACTATAAAATTGAACCTATTCACAAGTTTATTAGACAACACATGGGTTATCAAAAAGGACAACGAGTTAAAAAAGGGACTGTCGTAGAAATGATTATGGGTATATCTCGTGATGAAATTTATCGTGTGAAAGAAGCTAGGAAGCCTTGGATTAAAAATGTATATCCTTTGGTAGATAGAAATATCACCAGAGCGATGTGTAAAAAATGGTTTGAAGATCATGCCATGCCAAAGCCACCCAGGTCAGCTTGTACTTTTTGCCCTTACAAAACATGGAAAGAATGGAAACATTTAAAAGATACCGCCCCTGATGAGTTTAATCACGTTATTGAGTTTGAAAAAAAGATTAATGGTGGATTCAAAGGTATGCGTGAAGGATACACGGTCTTTGTAACTAAAGAAGGCAAACCATTGAGTGAAATAGATATAGACGAGAAAGCAAAAGACAATGGTCAGATGTCGATGTTTGATGAACTCGGAGGAGTTACTGTTAATGATTGTGAAGGGATGTGCGGAGTATGAGGGTAATGTACCAAAGTGGTGAAGTTTATCTAAGTATGACCAAAGAAGAGGTAGATCATCTCTATAAAAATAAAGGTAATCCTGTTCCAATAGGCGTTAGAACATTAAAAATTTTACACGAAGATGTATCAAATTGCGTCAGAGCGCATTGGTCTAACGTTGAAGTGTGGGAAGCTGTAGAAGAACACCTGAGGTCTAATAAAAGCAAATCTAAAAGTAAAAAATAAATGTATGTTCTCTATTCAATAGGAGAACATTATGAAAGAGATATTAAAAAAAATAGGTAATTTTTTTACCTTAGAACACGATGCTGACAAAGCAGTCAGGCATTGGTTACAGACTGAGTACAAACAAGATTGGCAATCCGCCTACACTCAGTTTAAACAATCTGGTACATTACCAAACCACGTTAGAAGAACGCTTTAAGTGTTCGCTACAATTTCAGCTAGGGATTCACAACGCTTCGGTGTCTGTGAATGCCACCTGGAATCTTTCATTTCTTCTGCAGCTTTCTTCCAATCTTTAACTCTTAAAGCTTTCCAAAATTTGAGGAACTTAGATACACCTGTTGTCCCCAGTTGAAAAACCATTTCAAGAATTACCTCACCCACGTGTTGAGGCAAATCGTGACCGACTTTGTCTTCTATTAACATATCGGCTCCTGCTGCCGCTCTGTTTAAATCCATTTCAAATATCTCCATAATTTCTTCCATGGGTATTTCTACTCCTTCAGCAAATCTTTCGAGCTCATGTGATTGTACGAGATGGCCTATGCCCACAGTTTTTTTGCCTAAACTGTCTAAGTATACAGAAGTCCTTAGACCTTCATGGTCCTGTACTCGTGCTTTCAATTCATCTGTAATTTTAATCATAAGTGGTATTATAACAGCTTAATAATTAAACCCAAGACCAAATCTAAAAGTGCCAGTGGGGTCTATTCCTATGTTATAATCAACTGGATTATCATTAAACATGAACGTATCTTCAAAATCTACGCCCTTATTAGGATTCAAAGGATCAAATTTAAATCTGTCTAAACCCATTTCAGTGCCAAAATTTCTTAATTGATTAATTTTATTAAAAATATTTTCCACTCCTGTGGCCTCTGCCATCATAGTGGATGGGTCCATATCGGAGACCCTTATGGGGTCGAAAACTTGTTGGTTAAAAAGTGGGTTGTTAGATGCATCTATATTTTGTAAAATTCCCTCTAAATTTTCATTAACTTTTTCACCTGGAGGGTTTAAAAATCTATTTAGCTTTTGTTTGCTACCTTCATACTTGTCTTTTATAAAATTTAATAGATCACCAGTGACTCCACCGCTCATTACTTTTTGACCAACAGCGCCTAACATATCTCCAGCTCCTCCAGCGATGTCTCCGATAAACTCACCTAGAGTTGGTGGTACAGCAGTTAATTCAGGTCTTGTCAGCGATAGTATGGTACCCCCTTTATCATCTTTAAAATTTTTGTTAACTAAGTTTAATCTTTCAAGACCAGTGGCATCTTCATAAGTAGTTCCCCCTGCCATGATTCCTTGATTGTAAAGATTTATTCTATCTAAAAATCTTTGAATGTTGGTGCCTCGTGGATATTTTTGTGCAATTCCGGAAGCCTCTTCTATAAATTTATCTTTACCCCCGGAAAAATCAAATATTTTTTGTTGGTCTTTAGGGCTATAATTAGTAATGGAATCACTACCCGCTTGATATCCACTACCCGCAGTGCTTGGAGAAATGGGTCTATTAGCTGGTGGTAGTCCTCGTTCTTTTTTAAACTGACCAAAGCTTCTTGTATCACCTGATTTTTTTTTTCTACCTCGAGCCATTATACTCGTCTCCTTAAGGACGCTTGTAATAATTCATCTTGTGGAAATAATACTTCAGCTCTCTGCGCTGATAAAGGTCTATCAATCACTTCATTGATGTTAGGAAGAACTGGTCTAGCTACTTGATCTTCTGTTGGAACTTTAACTTCAGCCTCAGGTGACTGTGCTTCATTAGAAGATATAGGTATAACTTTGTTGCTTACTTCAGATACTTTATTTTTTGTTTTGTTAACAATATCACCTACAAATTTAGCATTGTTCATATTACTTTTATTATCAAAGAACACTGATCCAAGATTAAAGGCTCTTGAGTTTGCAGCTCTAGATTGTATTTCATTAAAATCATTTTCTATATTAGAAAACAATTCTTTGTCTTGATCAAATAAATTTTTAAGTAATCTTGCTACATTTTCAACTCTTTTAGGATCTTTTAAAAAAGTTCCCTTAGCAGCGTCATCCATAGCTTGAGCAAAAGGTCTAATCACAAAAGGATTAGCAAACAGTCTTGATGAGTATCGGGCTGCTAACAAACCTATTAATGTTGGCACTACACCAGCGGTTACAGCACCACCTGTTGCAACTAAACCACCACCAGTTATAGATCTTAAAATAGACTTAGTACCACCAATCTGAGCTCTTCTAGCCAAGAAGGTAGACATGTTAAAGTTTTTATTATTAAAGAATAAAGCGGTAGCATTAGAGAAGTCTCTAAGTGTGTCAACATCTAAAGCCTTTCCTGAGTCTCCCACTAAGTTTGCTTTCTTCAAAGCATGACCAAGTCCTTGTAACGTAGAGTTGTCTAGACTAGATACTTGATCTAATCCTAAATTCTTTTTAAATATTTCTGTGCTAAAACGAAGTGTGCCCATGTCTTCTAAGGCGGCTCTTGGTCCAAATCTTTCTGCACCTTCAGACACAAAAGAATCTCTAAATGATTTACCTACCTTAAACGCAACTGCGTCTTTAAACAATTGATCACCGCCATCGACTTTGGTAAATATTTTTCTTATTGTTTCTACTCCTTCAACTGAGTTAAACTTAAAAGCTTTTTCAAAAATATCATTCGTAAAGTCACCACCTAGTCTTATCTGATCTTCAATATAAAAATCTCCAACACCTTTAAAGTTACGGTTTATTGTGCCTCCAAAAAGAGTCACAGTCTGAGCATAGTTTTTGTCAGCATCTCTTAATTGTTTCATAAAAGCATCTCTCAGGTTGTTAAACTCTGCAGGGTTCATACCGGCAGGCATGATTGGTTTACCTCCCGCTGTATCTAATACTCTTTGTAAAGCTAAGAAATCATCAACACCTTCTTTGTATGTTCTTTTAGATCCTTGTTCTGTCATGTTGCCTATAGTACCGGCTATTGATGATCGAAGCGCCTTGAATCTATTATAGTCTACAAACTCTCCTCTGTTGTCATAGTTTTTAGGGTCAAGTATTTCTCTTAAAACTTTAAAAGCTTGTGCACTTGATTTATCTGGTGCTAAATCTTCATAAGCTGTTATTTTTTTTAGAAGTGGTTGAGCAACATTTCTTAACTCACGAATATCAAAAGCTTTTCCCATTTGTTGACCTATGTCGGCAACAAGGTTGTATTGTTTAACAACTTCTTTTATTGCTACATCATTAGCATCTAGAAAGGCTTTTCTAACATTAACACCCATCTCAGCTAAAATTGTAGCTGGTCCGCCCTGAGCGGCATTGGTTAAATCTTTAAAGCCAGGTATAATTGTATCACCTGTCTTTGCAAACTTTTCTGCGTTTTTCTTGTAAGCTTTTTGAAAGGCAGGACCAAAGAAAGGTATTCTACCAAACGTATTAGGAAAAGAATTTATGATAGGAATACTAGACACTTCTGCTCTACCTGGATCTACTCCTATAGCCTTTAACCTTTCATATACTTTAGGATCTACACCAACCAATTTGTTAAACCCTGCTTTAAATAAACCAAGAACAGGTCTGGCAGCAACGATGCCACCACCAAAAGCTAAATCAAACTGAGCTTCTTTTTTTAAATACTGCTTTAGTTCTTCTTGTGTCGGTCTGTTTACACCCTCTTCAAAACCGATCATGTCACCAAACTCATCAAAAGTAGGACTGTACAAAACACCTTTTTTATTAAGATCAGTAATTAAACCTTCGTATCCTGCTAAACTAGCTACTAAACCCGCGGTGCCTCCAAAAATACTACCGATAGCTGCACCAGGTAAACCAAAAAATCTACCAAACTTTGCACCTAATTTAGCTCCTGCAATCGCACCTCCCACACTAGCGGTTATATCGCTTGTAAGTTTAAGTGCAGGCAAAGGGTTAGGCCTGTTTGTAAAATACTTATATTTATCATCTATGTCTTTTACTCTTACAGACTCAGGATGTAACATGTCTTCTGTGTAACCAAAACGATTCATGTAACCTTGTATGTCTTGCATAATCACTTCTTCGGGCACACCTTTTTCCATGCCAACCTTACCAACTTGAACGATAATTTCTTTCATCTTATCAAGAGGTATCTTTGCAGTTTCAAAACGACCCGGATCTTGAGAATACTTTTGCGCTGATTGAGTAAAGTCAACACCAAACACACTAACCTTAGGAAGAACTGCATCTTTTGGTAAATCAGGTTCTGTCCCTGCTTCAACTAAATCACCTTCTGCCATTGCACGAACATCAGCTAAAGGAATACCAGGACTTAATTCAGGCATATTTGATTGTTGTTTACCTTTCATTATAGACTCTAAAACGTCAGCAAGACTCATAAAAGTTTTCATTATTGAATAGCCTCCTGTGTTATTGAATTAATAAACTCATTTAGATTATAGTAATCATCTTTTTGTGCATTGTTCTGACCTGTATTAATAGAATCATTCACAGCGTTTTCTTTTTGATTAAAGTTTACATTTAGATTGTTTTGATTATTGCCAGCGTATCTAATGGCATCACCACCTTTAAATTCAGTAATTGATCTTTTACCATCAAAGTATTGATACCTTGGAGCGTAAGCATCAGTGAAAGTATTGTTTATAATTGTGTTATAAGACTTTTCTAATAAATCTATATATGCATCAACTCTACCTCTAACTTGTTTAGGACCTGATGTTATATCTGTGATAGCAAAGTTAGCTAATGATTTTTCAATTGTATCTTTCAACAATCTTTGATCAGGTTGAATTGTTTGTGCGAAACCAAAACCCAACAAAGTAGAATAAGTTTGAACCTGTGAAATTTTATTTGATATTTTTATGTTCTTGCCAAACACGTTCACAGTCAATGCTTGATCATCAAAAGAATCAATAGGTCTTATGTCATATTCACCAGTTTTTAAGTCATAACCTATTTCACTTTGACCTAACGCATTTTGTATAACAGCTACTTTTTCTTTAGCTGCCTCTATTATTTCATCTTCAGACAATTCCATATTTTCACCCGAAGTTAACATGATATCAGTTGTAGGAGCGGCCATTAGAATTACTTGATCTTTTAATGAGCCGGGCTCTAGTAAAGCTAATTGTCTAAGAGTAAAACTATTATTACCAACTCTTATTTGATCATTTAATAATTCTTCTGTTTTTGCAACTAAAGCGTTTCTATAGTTAAAACCAGCAGCTTCTAATATTAAGTTCTCTTTCATTCTTTCTTTTTCTTCTGGTCTAAAGTCAGGATGATTGTCTATCTCTTGTAAGGAACCTTGAAGTTTTTCAACTCCGGCAATACTAAAATTATCTCCAACTCTTTGTTGAAAATTTTTATCGTTTTTAAATGCATCTACTACGTCAGAAAATTTAAAGGCAGTGTTTTGAAGTAGATAGGTAGCACCAACTAAAGAAAAAGTTGACTCGTCATCGGCTAAAACATCTGTTTTAAAAGAGTTAGCCACGGACATGTTTTTTAATATTTCTGTTAATAATTGATTAGGGCCACCTGATTTGTAGTAACCTTCAGGATCTCTTAGACCAAGTAAAAATTCACCAGGCTGATCTGTCTTTAACATCTCAAATCCAACTAAATTAACAGTTTTAGTTTTACCATCTTCTCCTTCAATGATAAAAGGCTGTGCTTGTAGGTAGGGCAATGCTTGTGCGTTTGAGTTAACAACAATAGGATTCACACTAGTATCGTAACCTAGTTTTTCTCCATTAGGACCAACAATTAATTTATGAATATATTGAGATTCATCAAAGGGTGCAGATAAGTCTAAAATTTTATCTGATTGAGCTTGAGCGGCTTCTATTAAATCTTTTTCTCTTTGTAAAGCTAGACCGACTGCAGAAGCACCAATCTCTTGTTTTCGTGCTCTTTCTGCTGCTGATAATTTTATTGCGCTATCAAGCACAGGTTGACTAGCTTGACCTAACACATCTAAGAAACCAGTGAATCCTCTTTCACTTGTTTTACCAGATATTAAATTAGATGCTAACTGTAAAAGAAGAAGAGCAGGTGTTGTGGGATCATCGACATCCGTTTGCTCTGATAAAACTTTTTTTAATCTGTCAACCTCATCTTCAAAGTTAAAAGCTTCTTTTTGACTCTCCGCACTATCAAGCTCGCCTTGCAGCTCTGCTAAATAATCAGTCTCATTTTCCGCACTACCTGGTTCACCAGACCCCGACCCTCCTTCTAAATTTTGTTTTTCTTGCTCACTAACATCGTCTTCTAGTGCTGACTTTTTTCTTGCATCAACAATCTCTTGCATCACGTTAAGATCACCAGGGTTTGTTTCACTGAAAGGTTCCTTAGGTCTTAGTAGTTCAACTAATCGTTTTGTGCCTTCCTCCATACCTGCAGCATCATCTCTTGTAGCAAATGCTGTATCAGTAGTTGGTGTTTTTTTAAGAAACTTAGGATCTGTAGGTCCAACTGCTTCAATAATATCATCACTAAGAGCAGATATTTCTGTTTGAGATACACCATACAAAGCTAGCTTAGAACTAAATCCAGGTTCTTGAGCTTTTTCAACTATGAAGTTTTTTCTCTCTTTACTACCTCTTGGGTATTCCTGATCAAAAGCTATGATCATGTTTTCACGTGGATTACCAAACAAGCCTGGCTTTACAGAGATACCATACGGATTAGTTTCTGTTTCAAATCTACCAACAGGGTCTAACAAACCTGATCTAGAGACATCTCCTCTTGAAGCACCGATACCGATCATACCTTCACCAATCGCTGTTTTACCAACATCAAGAAAAGGAGCTAATAGCTGATTGTATCCTTGTTTGTAATACTCAGGCACAGTACTAAACACCTGACCTATACCTTGTGAAAGAAAAGGATATGACCCTTCTGGATCTTGTACACCTTCAGCTCTCATATCGGCAGCTTTATTAAAACCACCTAAAATATCAAAGCCTAATAAGGCTCCACCTAAACTGTTTTGACCTGCCCCTGCTGGCAAACCGTATCGACTAACTCTTCTGCCTCGGTTGAAGCCTTGAACAAACATTTTTCTGTTATATACATCATTCATTATATATTAAATCCGCTTTGACCCAGTAATGAACTGATCCCCGCTAAACCAACGCCTGCACCAAGTAACTGACTAAACGGTGAAGGAGAAGGTTGTGTTTGAAATGTTGATTGTCCAGATGGTACGCCTCGTAAAATATCAGAAGCAAACTGTAATCGGCCGAAAGGTTCTCTTTGTGCTTCTAATGTATTTTGACGAGCAACGTCTCTTTGCATTTGATCTTGTCGTTGCTGTAAAGATCCTAATCCTAATAATTGTTGTATGTCTGCAAATCCTGATTGTTGTGCTCTAGTACCTAAGTTTCCTATTTGTTCCGCTAAACCTTGTTGTGCAATACCTCCAGCCAACGTTTGTTGACCTAGTTGACCAAGAGTAGCAGCTGATCGTAGTTGTTGTTGTTGAGCTTGTAAAAAATTTCTTTGTAGGTCTTCTGCTATTCTTCTTGATTTAATATCTTGTAAGTTTCTATCAAGTTCAGCTCTTTGCACTCCCTCACGGCCACCACCAAAAGCACCTGCTCCGACTGCTTGAGCTGCCGCTGTGTTTCTAGCCATGTTTGCTTGTCTGTCTATTTCAGCTAATGCTTGTTGTGTAACCTGTTGTTGATACGGGTCCATAAATTGTTGAACACCTGATGGACCAACCATACCCACACCCTGTCCGATTGTGCCTATTCCTGCACCAAGTGTCGTTCCAGCGCCTGCTAATTGTTGAGTAGCAGAACCTAAGAAAGGTTGAAAAGCACCAATACCTGAAGACACGCCCGCGTTAGCTGCTGTTTGTGCTGCAGTAAAAGCAGTGTTTTGTAAAGGTTGAAACTGAGCAACACTAGCAGCAGGAATTGTTTGAGCGACGTTAGCAACTCCATTGGGTCCAAACACAGACTGTAAAAGTTGTTCTGCCCTTTCTTCAATAAAGGGTGGTTGTCTAATTATTTGTTCTGTTGTTGCCATTATGCTGTTCCTACCATATTACCTAATATACCTTTTTTCTGTGCGTCCTGTAAGCCATAAAAGAAAGAACCACCCATTTCTTTTGCTTGATCTAAACCTTTTGCGCCCATACCGTAACCTATATCAGCCACCGTGTCAGCATTAACTACAAACTCTCCGTCAGCTAATTTTGCAAATACAGTGTCCTTGTTCGGTGATCCGCGGTCATCGGATATTGGACCTTCTCTCTCTAAAAATAAATCTCTTCTTGGACTATTTTCTTTAAAACTTGCTATGTTGCCGTTCATCATTTCAGCAACCCCACCATCAGGATTGAACTTACGGTCCATCATCATACCTTCTGCAGCTCCTATGGTGAGTTTTCTATCAGGCGTAAATTTAGGATTCTGAAATTGTTCAAACTTCATTCTTTCGTTTTCCATCTGTTCAAGTATTTCTTGTCTACGCTGCTCATCCAACATTCTTAGTAATTCTTCTTGTCTTTCAGTTAAACCGCTAGCTTGTTTACCCTGTTTAGCAGTCATAATACCGCCGTCAGCAGCTAAGCCATACGAATAGGTTCCGTCTGCTCCTACAACCGGAGCGATTAATTGAGCTAAACCTGTTGGTAATGATCCTTGACTGCCTGCTGCTGGTGACTGAGGCAACTCATCTTTATCGCTCTCATCAAAGAAACCCATTTGATCTAGCAATACACCAGCACCCAATACTAATTCTGGATTTTCTTTTCCAAAGCCTAAAACTTGACTCAAAATACCAGTATCACCGCCTGCCTCACCACTTAAAACATTTTCTCGTGCCATTTTTAATAATTCACCTTCAGGTGTGCCTGTGCCTAACCCCTTTAATCTGTTAAATTCTTTTAGTGTATCTCCACTGATTGTATTTCCTGTACTACCAAGACCTGTTAAGCGTGGATCATCGGGGCCGCCACCTATTGTCAAAGACTCCGCTCCTGCTTGACCTGGTAAGTATTTACCACCAAATCCAAAACCTTCCATGGTTGGAGAAAAATTACGTTGACTAAATGCTTTTAATATTCCTGTGTCACCACCGACAACACCAGGTATGTTACCCTTTGCAAAAAATTGTCCGATTGGACCTGAGCCACCAGATAAGAAACGTTGACCACCAGCGCCTATTGAACCAGCTAGTAATGCATTTTGAAAAGCTTCTTGACCAGGATCTCCTCTGACAAGAGAGCCTAAACCAGAACCTATGGCAGCACCCGCTGGACCTGCTATTGCATATCCAAGCGTACCACCAATCGCTGGTAAAATGTCTTTAACACCTTCAATAAATTTTTTTAACATTAGTCATCCCCGGTAGCTGCTCCACTAAATAAGTTTGGTGCAATTACATGCAC